CCGCCCTCAAGCGCGTGATCGACGGCTCCACCGGCAAGGGCGGCGAGCTGATCCAGAACCCCACGATCAGCGCGGTTCGCCGCCCAACTGATCTCGCTCGCCGTATCCCCGGTCTGATCCAGACCCGCCAGGCGCCAAGCACCTCATTCAAGGCGCCGATCGTCACCGGTCGCGCCCTCGCGAAGCTTCGCGGCGCAACCCAGAGCGATCCCAGCCGATTCCCGCTCAACAATTTCACCACTTCCGACGCTACGATCAGCGTGGTCAACCGCACCGTTACCGCGCTGCTTGACAGTCTGTGGGCGACTGACAACGGCCTGATCCTTGCCGACCCGATCGGATTCGTGATGGATTGGCTCATGATGGGTGATGCCGACTCTCTTGAGATGGCATTTCTCCACGGTGACACCGCCGGGACTCACATGGACGCCCTCGCGACGTGGACCATGGGCGGCATGTACGCCGCTGGCGATCTCGACGGCTCCGATTCGGCGCTCAAGTTCTGGATCGGTCTTCGCGGTCGTGCTCACGACGACAGCAACACCGCCAGCGCGGGCGGCACCTTCTCGGCGGCTGACCACTTCGGCGCGATCGAGCTGCTCGGAAACCGGGCCGGCGGCGATGTCATCATGGCGACCGGTCTTCACGCGCTGTACACCCAGCTCTTGCCGCTCGCCGACTTCACGACTGTGGATGTCGCCGGGCCGCGCGCTACCCTCCAGACTGGCGAGCTCGGGCGCATCGGCAACACCCCGGTGATCATCTCTCAGATGCTCCCGAACCAGTTCGACACCACTTCGGGCCTGTACACCGGAAGCAACGCCGGATCTATCGCAGTTTACGCCGATATTTCCGCCTATGCTCACTACGTGCACGACGCCGGATCGGACGATTTCGACGTGTCGTATCCCGAGCGCGGCGCTCAGTACATCGGCATGACTCGCCGATCCGTGCTGACTCCCGAGGTGATCAGCACTGAGAAGCCCGTTTCCGTCCTCTACAACCTCTGATCCGGAGCTTTTCAATGTCTGCTGACACCGTAAACAAGCAGTTCCCTATGATCGTCGGCGCTGGCGGCCCGACGCGCGTGTATCTGGTCCCTCCGACCGGTGAAACCTGGAAGATCTCCAGCATCAAATTCATGCCGAACGAAACCAGCGCCGCCCACGCCAGCAATTACGCCAGTTTGCAGGCATTTCGGGGCGCCTCTACCGCCCTGACCGCCGCGCGGACAACCGCCAGCGGCGGCGGCGGCGCCTTGACTCAGGGCACTATCGACAGCCTTGCGCTGACCGCAACCGGCGGCGATCTGGAGATCAGCGCCGCCGAGCCGTTCAGCTTCCGAGTGGCTCAGGTCAGCTCGGGCGTGGCAGTCGCCGGCACCGTGATCGCGACCTTCGATCGGATGCGATTCTGATGGTCACGATTCAGTACAGCCCGGCGCCGAGCGTGCCTGATCATCTTCGCGAGGTGTTCCGAATGAAGGGACAGAGCTTCGCGGCGGGTGAGAAGGTCGTCACGACGCCGGAGCGTGCCGCCGCTGTGATCGCGTCCGCTCCGGCGGGCTCGATCAAGGTGATCAGCGGCGAGGCATCCGCCCCGCCCGCCAGGCTCCCGGCATCGCTCAAGCGATCCCAGGATGCTGTAGCGGAGCGGGCGCGGTTGTTTCCGACTGATCCGGCTCGGGCGCTTCATGGTCTGCCACAGCTACCAGACAAAGTGGCGGCGACGCTGCTTGGGCGAAACGGCGTCAAGTCGATCCGCTCGGGCGATCATGACGATCGGCTGGCCGTGGTTGGGATCTTCTGCTGGCTCGCCGGGCCGGCTGGAGCGGACGCCGCCGAGGCCGCCGCCCAGCGGGCCGCCACACTGCTCGCCGATTCACAGGGGTAATCATGGCGCTGATCACCGTCGCCGAGGCGATCGCGCGATCGGCGTCTGAGCTATCGAGCAACGCCGGCACCACGGCGAAGCTCACTACCCTGATCGCCCGCGCTGACGGAATGATCGCCACGTTTTGCGGGTATCCGCGCCCGGCGAGCACCTCGGCGCGGACGATGGAATCCGCCAGCTATACGATCTACAGCGGATCGGGCTGGTTGGAGGTCGATCCAAGCAATCACCGCCGGCTGCTGGTCGCCATGTCGCCGCTGACGGTGATTACCTCGATTCACGACGACACCGCCGAGGAGTTCGGCGCCTCTTCGCTGGTCGCGCCGAGCGACTATAGCCAGCGCGGCGACGGTGGAAGCGTGATCTATCTGAGCCAATCCAGCGCCCACGGATCATGGTCACGCTCGCCGCGACTGATCAAGGCTGTAGTGACGGCGGGATGGGCTGACACGACCGCGCCGGAGACACTCAAGCAGGCCGCCGCTGAGCTGGTCATGCACTTATACGAGTTGCCGAAGAGGCGCGGCACGACGAATATCAATCAGGGCAATCTGGTCACGACGTACCGAAGCGAGACAATGCCCGCCCACGTCGCCGAAATGCTCGGCGATTACATTCTATCGAGCTCGCTTGTATGAGCGGCCTCGCCGAATATGTCGCCGTGCTGGAGCGGCTTGCCAGCAATATGCCCGGCTTGCTTCATCCGGCTGTGGAGCGAGCAGCGGATCGCGTCCGCGATGAAGCAACCGAGAATCTCAGCGGGCGCGTCTTACAGCAACGCTCCGGCGACCTGCTCGAGACGCTCGAGGTTGTAACGATCAGCGGCTCCAGCGGTGCCGGGATCGAAGCGACCGCCGGATCGCCGACGGTCAGGTATGCCGCGATTCATGAGCACGGCGGCACAATCCAGGCCGCCGGGGATGGGTACCTTCATTTCCTCGGGCGGTACGGATGGGCGAGGGTTCGCCAGGTCACGATCCCGGCCCGGGCCTATCTTCGGCCCGCGATGGAGGCCGGCGCCGCCGAGCTCCCCGGCGCCTTGCATGACGAATTCGTCGCGCTCATGAAAGAGGGCCGCTGACATGGCGACATCCACGCGGGCGATTCTGGAATTCTTGCGCGACACGCTATTGCCCAGCGTGGACGGCTCAGCGTCGTACGTGTACGACCTCAGCGCGGCGGGCGCGGTCAAGGTCGGGATGCCGCCGCGCGACGGGCCCGAGGTCGTCCCGAGCGTCTATCTGTGGACCGATAGATGCCGATACGAACACAGCGGCCCGGCGAGCCTCAGAGGCTACAGGAAGCGGCTTCGCGTCGGCGTGGCGGGGTATGTCAAGCCGACCGATGCTGACGGCGACACGCGCGCGGGGCGGCTTAACGCCGCCGCCGACCTCGGCGACGACATCGCCCGCGCGATTCTGGAGAATCACCGGCTCGACACCGGATCTACCCGGCTCGCTCAATCCGTCGCGCTGGAGCTAACCAGCCTTGACGGCGCCGAGGCCAATCACCCGAGCGGCGGGATCGTCTTCGGACACATTAATATCACCGCGATTCTGGAGGGCTGATCATGGCCTGGTATACCGACGGCTCTACAATGTGGCGGCGGCGAATGGCGATCAGCGTCGTGGATAGCTCCGGCGGCTCGCCGGGATCTTATGACGTGTCGCTTGAGCTGGCGGCACAACACGCGGAATTCTGGGCGAATGTTCAGACCGATGGTTTCGACATCATCGTGACGCAAAGTGACGGCATGACTGAAATCGCCCACGCGCGCGGCTCTTGGACCTACGCAAGCAAAACTGCACAAATCGACATCGACAACGCCGGACTAAACAGGGGATCAAGCAAACCCCGAATCCATCTCTTGTGGATCTATTTCGACACCGCCGACACAGTAGCGGGCGATCCTGCAACACCTTTCACTCCATCAAGCGCGCTCCCGGCGAGGTGCTGGCCGGGCCGGATTCGCGGGGCGCTGGTCATTCCGCCCGCCCTACCTGGCGATAGTCAGCCGCGAATGATTCAACAGAAATCGGCTGACGATGAAAATGAGATCGTGATCTCGATCGCTCATCTGCTGGACGGCGCCAGCACTGAGATCAACGGCTCGGCGGCGTATGACGAGCCGAGCTGGGCTGAGATGAGCGGCGAAACCGGCACCGTAACGACTTCTCTATGGGACACCAATTCCACGCGGTACGATCTGACAGGGCGTTTTGTTCGGTCAATCCTGCAGGGCGGCACGACGGCGACCGATTACACGCAATGGTGCAAGGTCGGGATCAGCAACCCTGACGATCCGGTGGATGGTTCAAACGAGCCCAAGAAAGTCTACGATCAGCGAATCATTGTCAAAATAAAAACCACACTGGAGACTTGATCCATGGCTCTCAGATCACCGCTCGTCACTGCCGTCGGCATCGGCGCCGAGACTACCGCCGGCACGCCGGTCAGCCGTACCAACTGGGCGATCCCGATGTCCGTCAGCGGGTTTGTCGAGCAGTACGACTATCGCAATATCGAAACGCTCCGGCCTGGCGTCGGCACCGGGCCCGATCCTTCGGACGTGATCCGGCAAAACAACACCGTTACCGGCAAGATCACGTTGCCGATGACTTACGACGGCCTCGGGCTGTGGCTGCTCGGGTGCATGGGCGCGGCGGCGGTCGTGACCACTGGATCGAGTCCATGGACGCACAAGTACAATCGCGGCACGACGATCCATCACCACACGATCGAGCTGATCCGAGGTGATAGCGGCGTGTCTGAGGTCTTCACCGGCTGCTATTTCCCGGCGTTTCGCATCGTGTTCCAGCAAGGCCGCGAAGCGACAATTGAGATCGACGTGGTTGCGTTCAAAGCATCCGCCGACCGCGCCAGCGCCGGATCGGCAACGTTTGGATCATTCGGCGCCCTGGCGACAAACATCATCGCCGAAGACGACGCCAGCGACATCGGTTGGAATTCTGCGACTTATGTGGTCAACCGTCAGCTTACGCTGGAGGTTGAGAACGGATTCTCACCCGTGCGCAAGGTGGGATCGCGCGATGTCGTCGCCGCGATCCGGTCGTCCATGTCGCCGCCCACAATGACCGTTGCCCGGATTGAAGACGGCGACACGCTCTATAACAATCACCGCAAGAATGACGTAGCAGGTCAGGATCTCACGCTTGCGCTCAGCGGCGCGGGCAACCTCGCCGGAACCGTCACGCTGCGAAACGCTCGGATCACCGCCTATCCACCTCAGGGGATCAGCAGCGGCGACGGCATCGCCGAGAATGTCGTGTGGAGCGGATACCCCGACGGCTCAGACAACGCCCTGACGATTCAGATCGTCAATGACTCCAGCAGCGGCACGGCGAACTAATGGACGCCACCACGCACACAGACCCGCTCGGCGAGCTGCTCGCCGCCGCGACACAGACCACGATCCGCCAGCGGATCAAGGGGCGCGAGGTGTCGTGGGGGCTGGAGGTGCTCGATCCATCGGCGGCGCTTGAGGTGCCGGAGGTGCTCGACATGCTTCTATCGTCCGCTCAGCGCCTTCTACGCTCCCGGCCCGGTGCTGCTGGTAACCCGGCGCTCGCCGAGGCTCTGGAGGCCGTGAGGGCCCGCGATAGCAAGGGCCGCCGCGCCGAAGAGACGACCACTGAAGAGGCCGCCGATATCATCGCCCGGCTACAGCGGATCGCGATTCGCTCGGTTCGCTCCATTGCCATCGAAGACGGCGAGCCCTCGCCGTGCCGGCTGGTTCATGACATCGGCGAGCAGTCGCCGAGCGGATACGACGGCGCCGAGCCTCGGCGGATCTGGGTTGGCATCATGGACCGAAACACCTTGCAAGGTGCCTACCTCGCCGCCGCCGCGCGAATCGGGGAGGCGCTCGAGCGCGTGGCGCGATTTCCAGGGCAACCCGAATCGGGCGGCGATGCTGGATCGAATGGGCCGGGCATACGGATCGCGCCCGAGCCAGCTTCTATCCCTGCCTGCTGACCGGTTCGAGGCCCTCGCCGTGGATTCGGTTTGCTATTTCGCGGGCCTGGCGGAATCCATGGATGCTGAAGAAGAGCTGATCGAGCAGTGGAAGGCTCAGACCGGCGGCAAGGGCTTGACCCCGCCGATCACGATTACCAGACAAGCGCGGGCGGTGTGACATGGATCCAATCCAGGAAGTGATCGAGATCGAAACAGGCGACGGTCAAGCCGCCGTTTCGGCGCTGTCTGATATTGTGGCGGGCTTGCGCGAAGAGCTGGAGGAAACACGCGCCGAGATGGACGGACTCGCCGAGGGTACAGACGGCGCCGCCGAAAGTGCCGGCGCCGCTGGCGGTAGCGTTAAGAGTCTGGGCGGCGGTGTTAGCGGGCTGGCTCGTGTGATCAGTAAGATCAACCCTGAAGTCGGATCCATGGTGATGACTTTTGCCGCCTTACATATTGCCCTGCCTAAATTGGCTGTGGCTTTCAAGGCGCTACCGGCGGCAATGGGCCCAATGGGTATTGCTGCACTGGCGTTATCGCTCGCCGTTATAAAGATCACACACGCGACAAGAGTGCTTGGCGAAGAGCTAGACGAGCTGGATCGAAAGCTTGAGGCGCACGGCAAACAGCTCAACACGGCCGCCCAGATCGGCGACGAATTGAAGGAGATAAACAAACGGGTCACAGAAGAGCTCGGCGTAATGAATGGCGAATTCACCGAAGCCGATATCAAGATCGCCGACTTTAATAAGCGGATCGATGAAATGACCCGCCGCCAGATCGAGCTGATCGGCGTAGAAGGCGAAGCCGCCGACGGGATCCGCCAGCACAATCAGGCGATCAAGGATCGGAATACCGAGCTGATCCGAAGTAAAGAAGCGGCGGAAGATGCGATAGAAGGCGCCAGGCAACAGGCGATAGCCGAAAAAGACGCCGCCGCCGCGACTCTCTTGCGTGCCGCCGCTCTAAAAGAAGCCGAAAAAGCGCAAGCGTCCGCCCTCGCCGCCCAGCTCGCCGAGCAGGAATCGGCGATGGCGATCCAGCGGTTCAAGGTAATGGAAGAAGAGCTAACCGCCCTCGGCGCCGGGCTGGTCGCTCAGCTTGAAGAAGTGAACTGGTCAGCCCTCGGCGATGAAATCGAGCGGGCCGGCGAAAAAGCAGCCCGCCAGCTTCGCGCCGTAGAAATCACACAGGGAGCCGGCGATGTCCTGGCGACCGGCGGCGATCCGCTGGCTTTGCTGGGCATGATTCCCGGTGTCGGCGGGGCGATTGCGGGCGGCCTCGGCGGGCTGGCTTCGCTCGGCGGCAAATCAGACGAACAGCTTGAGGCGATGTTCGGCGGCCTGGCGGATGCGATTTTGGCCGGTCTGGAGCGATTGCCGGATATCCTTGGGCCGTTGGTTGTTGATTTTGCGCTGGCGCTTGTCCTAAACCTTCCTCGGGCGCTCGCCGAGGCTATCGGCGGGCTGGTATCAGAGCTCTTCGCGATGATATTCCCGAATCGCGGTACAAAAGACACCGGCAAAAAATACACCGCCGAAGAGGAAGCCGCGATTATCGCCGAACATAATGCTTTAATGCAACACACCGAAGAAATGCAACAGGGGAACTCTCTTCGGTCAGCATCCACGCCGAGCCTGACCACAACCAACGCCACGCCCGCGCTGGCGGCGGCGCTCGCCGGGCGCAACCCTCGGCGCGGTAGGATGTCTGTGGAGCTCAGACAGCCGGGCATCTTCGGCACGGCTCAGCAAATTGACCTCGCAACCGGGCCGGGCGGCCTGAGAGAGCGCGCATAATGGGAAACCCGGCGATCTATTGGCAACCACGCGGGGCGACATCGCTTCAGCGGATCGATCTGCCATGGGTAACGGACCTGGATCCACAGCCGATCCGGGTTGCTCAGGATGTCTCGCCGATTGGCGGCACGCCACACAGAACCGACCTCGGCGGCTACACCGAAATCATGATCGAATGTAAGGGCCTGGATCCAAACAGCGCGACACACGCGCCGATTATTCGCCGGCTGCTGAGTCTACAGAGTCACGTGCAAGCGGGCGGCGTGTTTGGGTTCGCCCACGATCACGCCCTCGCCGCTGGCTTCTTTACGACCTCGCCGATCAACCACGGCGACACGGCGATCACTGTGCAAGCGGGCGGATCGGTGTTTGGATCGTGGTCAAGCTCGGGCGATCTGTCCAGCGGCGATGAAGTCAGGATCGCCGACGGAAACCCGGATCTCAGGGCTCATCACGACACGTTTACCAGCCGATCCGGCGTGACTGTGACCGTCGGCGACGGCTCAGATTTCAGCTTTAGCGCGGGCGCGCTGGTCGTGGCTCGGGACTTTTACCCGGTCCTGTTTGGCTCAGGTGAGCACAGCTACGGGCGCCCGATCCTGACTCAGAATAATCGGCGGCTTGAGTACAGACTCAACTTGATCGGGCTGGAGTATCCCGCCGCCTATCGCGCGCTTTATACCGTCGCTGAGCAGGTATCGACCCAGGATCAGCCCACAACACGAGGGCAGATCACGCTTGATCAGTCTGTAGAATTCAACCCCATAGACATTCAAGACGATCCGCCGGGCGTCGTTTCTGCCTACTCGCTTCCGAGCTGGTCTCGGTGGATTCAGTGACGTGGCCCGCCGCGCGAATCGCCGCGCAAGAGAGCAGCCGGATTGGTATGTCCGTCGCCTTGCGAATCGGTCGCCAGCTCAGCGGCGCCGGCATTAACGACGGATCCATTCTTGCCGCCAGCGATCCGGCGCTCGGGCCTGACTTGACGCTTGACGCCGCCAGCTTGACCGGCACCGGCACGACGCTATCGCCGAGGTCGTGGGAGCGCGGGGCGGGCGCGTGGTCGGTCGTGGTCGTGCTACCCGCCGTGATGGATGCTGGGCGCGCTCAGGACATCGCCGCCAGGCTCCGGCGTGGTGCTCTTGTCGAGGTGCTGGTATCGGCGGGCGCTGGCGACCTCGGCGACTATCTCCGATTCGGCCTCGGCGTGCTGTCAGCTGTGACCAGCACCGGGCCTCGCGTGCTCACGCTGGAGGTATACGACCTGCTTTATGCGCTCAAGAGCCGCCCGTATGCCTCGCTTGACGGCTCGGGATTGCCTCAGACCCGCCTATTCCACGACCTCGCCGGGACGGAAACCACAACGGCGAGCAATTGGATCAACGGCTCCAGCACTTCGCTAACCCTCACCAGCGCGGCGGGATTTGAGACGATCGGCGGCACGGGCGCGCTCAGAATCGAGGATAACGACGGCGCTGTGATTTACCTGACGTTTACCGGCAAGTCAGGCAACACCTTGACCGGCGTAAGCGCCACAGCCCAGCTCGGGACGACCAGCAGCAAAAATGCCGCCAGCGGCAACACTGCGATCAGCTCGGTATATTTCGATGATCATCCGCTGATCATCGCGTTGCAATTGCTCTGCTCGACTGGTACAGGCTCAAACGGCGTATATGACGTTTACCCGGTGCAATCTGGATTCGCGATAGATCAGGGATGGATTGATTTAGAGCGAATCCGATCCGTCAAGCGCGAGATATTGACGCCGGAGACGGGCGCGTATGACTGGCGTTTTGCAGTAGACGATCCCGTTCCGGATGGGCTGGTCTGGCTGTCATCGCTGATCAGCGAATCAGGAATCGGGCTGTGTATTCGGCAAGGGCAGATCGCGGCGTGGGCTGCTCAGAGTTTAGCGAGCTACGATCTGCCCTCGTTTACGATTACTGACGACATGATCGACGGATATGTAGACGTTCATTGGTACGATCCAGCGTCTAAATTTTCATACAATCGCGTACAAATCGACACCGCCGCCGATAGCTCTGAGTCAATCCTACCGGTCACGGTTCTACCGGCCCGAGATGAAATCATCTACAACCTCGCCGACCAGATCAGAGACAATGAAGTGAAGGTCAGGACCATGCTTGCCGGGCTGCTCGCCGACTGGTGTCACTATCCGCCCGAGGTCGTCCGATTAACGCTTCGCGGGGCGCTTCACGGGCTCGCCGAGGGCGACGTAGGCACACTCACCACAGCCCGAGCACGCGGGCGGCTGGTCAGCACCTCAGACGGCTACAGCGCCCGCGCGGCGATGATCACCGAATACCACGCCGACCCGATCAGCGGACAGACTCAGATCACACTGATGATCACGCCCTCCAGCCCGAGCGATGATTATGCCCAGAACTGACGACGATCGCCCGCGCGGCTCAGCCGCCGAGGGCCTGGCGGTGCCGGTGTTGTCTGGGCTGGCTCGCCGGCTTGCGCGCGTGGCTACGCTGGCGATCCGAGCTCGGGACGGGCGGCTATTGTTGCGGACGCCGAGCAGCCGGGCCGATCAGACAATGGAGATCCCCACAGCACCGCTCAGCGCGCCGACGCTCGGCGATCTGCTGGTCGCCAAGGGTCGGGCATGGATCCGCGTCTCGCCGGGATCAGACGGCTACGTGCTGACCGCCAGCAGCTCGGCGGCGGCTGGCGTGACGTGGGCCGCCAGCAGCGGCGGCGGCGGCGGCGGCTCCAGCCTTGACCCATTCGGGCGGCTGTGGGTTGTCGAGGACTGGATCGGGCGGACTACAGAAGACGGCGAGTGGGGCTTCTTGGGCTGGTCGTCTACTGCGATATCGTCAGGTACACAGCTGCTACAGCCGGTTAGCACCGGCACCGGCTGGCGTGAGGCTGGTATTTTAAGGCTCGGCGGCGGATCGTCGGGCGCGTCGGCGAGCAACCCGCGCGGGCGCGTTCACTATCTCGGCGAGGACAACGCCAGCGGGATCACGCCGCTATACGGTCAGCCCGGCGAGGGCGTCTATTTTGCGGTCAAGGTCAGGATCAGCAGCTCGACACTAAATCAGCAGACTGTATGGACGGGCGTCTGGGAAAAATCGAAGACATGGCCCGATCCAAGCGGATCAAACAGCAATAGCGGGATCGGC